CCAAACGTTAATAGAGAAGGCTATCTCAATCAATCACAAATCGCAAGAAAAGCTCGTAACCATGCAGGTTGCGGGCTTTTTCTTTACCTCCGTTATTTTCAAAAAGTGTCCACAGCTCATAGAAAATAAGCTACGTATGTAACAAGTATGTAACGGGTATGTAACACGTATGTAACAAACTATATTAAATTTATAGCCTCTAATAGCTGTTCCAACGTCTTATGAGTGTAAACCCTTTCCGTTACATCGGAGCTGGCGTGCCCCAAAATTAATTTCTTGATTTTTACGTTTACGTCTTTATCATCAAGCAGGCTTGCACAGGTGTGACGTCCGTCGCCGGGCAAGTGGTCCATCTTAAACATATTCATTACCGGTTCCCAATATTTGCTGCGGTACGCGTCATAGGATATATTCTTTCCCCGCTCATCAGAGAAGATGCATTTGCCGGTGCTGCGTTCGTAGGCAGCCTTGAAGAAGTCGAAGATTTTATCAGCGAGCGGGATTCTTCTGCCACGGCCTGCCGCGGTTTTCATGCCGCCAACGAAGAATTTATTTTCAAAGTCAACGTCCGCTTTCTCAACTTTCACTAGCTCGGTAGGACGCATGCCGGTATAACAGAGGATAAGCACAGCTTGCACTTTTATATCCTGGCTGTTCTCCCATAATATAGCAAGCTCCTTTTGTGTCAGCGGATTATGTATTCTGCTCTCAACCTGCGGCGGCAGGCTGGTAAGCTCAACATAATTCTTTACTATAATATCATTAGCAAGCGCATATTTGGCCATCAGATTACATACGATTCGGATTGCCTTCTTGGTGGCGTAGCCTTTGTCGCAGTCATTAATTATCTGCTGAAATTGCGCTGTCTTAATATTCTTGAATGGTATATCCCATAGCGGCGCGCAGCGCTTATATGCTGCCTTATATTGGTTGGATTGTTCCTTGCCGTCAACATAGGTTGCAGCTTCCCATCTCTCGTGTACCTGGGCAAATGTCAAACCCACGCTTTCCACGTCATAGGGTGATTGATTGTATTCAGCCAGGGCGTTAAGTGCTTCTGTGCGCTTTGCATAGTAGCCTAGTATTTTCATAAGCTGGCGGCCGTCATTTGTAAAGCCTGTTGTGATGCGGACCATATACGGCCGCCGCCGGTTCCCGGTCAGCTTTGTAACAGAACCATAGCCGTTAGGTAATTTCATGCTTAGCAGCTCCTTCCTTTTTCAGTTGTTGCATTTTTTGCAACAGTTGTGGATAACATGTGTATAAACTCTTTAAGCGCTTATATGAAGTTATTATTCACAAATTAAACATATTATCATGATATAATATAAGTAGGTGTTCGGGGCGGCTGTGCGGTCCGGTGTAGGCGCAGTAGACGGCGCAGCTTCCGTGGGCACATATACAAGCACTTTGTACTTTCATTTTTCGGGGTGTTGAATGAAGTGCAATTCTTGATTCCCTTCTTTCTCCTTTTTTCTAGGTTTCCATGTTTTCCAGATTTTTTTCATGCAAGACAAACCTCCTTTCAAAATTTTGTTTATGATTCGGCAAAATCAACAGCAACAATAGCTCACGTGTACGGCGTGGGCTATTGTTGTTTTTGTTTATTTATGAAAAGCGTAGGCCATAATATCACGAGCAATATTATCGTATTGGGGGAGATTATCATATATTTCTGCCGGTACACCATGCAGAAATTTCTTTTTTAACCTTCTAACAGTGTGTTCCGTTAATAATTTCGGGGATATATTGTGCGAATAAAAAGCTTCTGTATCAGTGCAAATCTTCAATAAAAAAGTAGAACCAGCTAATCCAGATAATAGTGCGAAAAAGCCATCTAAATATATAGATAATGCAGCTATTGGCAAGCATAGCCAGCCGCCAATAACTAAAATTTTAAATGCTAGCTTAGCAAAGCCTCCGAATACAAACTCACTAACATATATGCCTGCGTTTGCTTCTAGGTATTCCTGCATATACGGCAGTGTTGGGTAGGGGTAATCAGTGTAAGCATTTCTGACGATGGTTCTTGCTCCTTCTTTTCCGTTTGTAAGAATGAAGTAACTAATCAGTGTTATTGCTGCGATTGCAAAACAAATTTCATACATTATAAGCACTCTCCTTTAATAAAAAAAATAATGGGCAGCTTTTTAGACTGCCCATATCACGCCTTGCGCCAATGGCACAGCGAAAATTGTTTGATAGAGGTTCTTAATCTGTAGGCTTATTATGTCACTGTCAACCATGTTAACCACCTCACTTTCTGTCTTTATTTGATTTAATAATAGCACATTTAAATGCAAACTGCAATTCAAATAATTATCTTTCCTAAAACTCTTTATAATGAGCGAGCTTAGTGGTAGAATATAAATAGGTTCTTAGTGTTGTAGGCCTGCTTTAATTTGAATGGAGGGCACAATGCAGGTTTTATTGAGTAGGATAATCGGTATATTGCAGGAAGTGAAAGATGAAGAAACGCTGGCTGTCATATACAGCTTTATCCTTGGACTTGTAGACGAAGATTGATTTTTTATTTGCTGCACTAATTTAAAAGGCATAGCAAAATCCCCCGTACCGCGGATGGTACGGGGGATTTTTTATTTGCCGGTTATTTGCTTTTGGCCAGATTGTGAACGAAATCTTCAAATAAAGTTTTCATTTCGGGCGGCAGTTTGAGATATTCAAGAAATAGATTCTTGGTAAACTCATCATCTGTCTTTAACAGTTTGCCGATTTGCAGTGCTAATTCTTCGTTGGTTGTATTCCTGGCGCGGAACATTTCACCTTCGCCTGCACGCAGCCAATCTTCATTGACATAGAATTCTCGACAGATGTCTTCTATTACTCTATCTGTAATTCCCTTGCCTTCCTTTTCATACTCGCTGACGGTACTAACTGCACGTCCTAGCTTTGCGCCGAACTCAGAAAGCGTTAGCTTAAATTGCTTTCTTACTAAGGATATTCGACTGTTTATCGTCTCCATATAATCACCTCGCTTTGCTATATATATTATAGATAATCGAAAGAAAAATAGCAAGGAAAATTTTTCGATTATCGAAAAAAAGATTGACAAAACGAAATGAGTGTAGTAGTATAATATACGTAAAACGAATAAAAATTTCGATAAACAGAAAGGAGGGAAAGAGGATGTATAGCTTTAATGAGCTGAGCGAAAGCCAAAAGCTGACAGCAGAAGAAAAAAAGACCGCTAAACAAATTCTTGGTTTGCTTAACGGTCAGAATCAGGTAGCAGCAAAGCAGATGCTTAACTTCTGTAGCTACGTAATCGAATGTAATTCTAACGTTGCTGTTGTTTTTGAAGAAGAGCAAGCAGAAGCTTGATGTTGTTATCTGTAGAGATTATCCGGCACTGCTTTTCCTGGTCAATATAAAAAGCGCAGCCTGGACAATCAATTTTAATACCGGTAGCCATACCTCCGGTAATTGGACATTTTTTAGGCATTTCAATAAACACAATATCACCTCCGTTCTGTAATACCTATTATAGCACGGGAGAGATGGAAAGGGGCGAGAATAATGGAAGTAAAGCAAGAAGTATTCACTGAAAAACGCGTAAAGCGCACGGCGGTTGATATGTCCAAACTTAAAGCGGACGGCCTTATGGTTGCGGCCGCATATATGCAGGGCTTGCAGGCTGCCGTAAGACTGTGCGAACAGCAACAACAGGTAGTCGGCCAGTAGGGCTGAAATAGAAACAAGCCCCGCGCCTAGCGTCGGCGCGGGCAGGAGGTGTGCTTTGAAGAAGAACACTGACAAGGATATGCAGCGAATCATGGCGGCTGTCTGCTGTGACACACTGGAAAAGAAAGCCGAAAAGGAAAAGCGCGCTGGCGTTATTGAGCGCATGAATCAGCGTTACGAAACGGCAATGCGCTTTATGAAAAGGAGGAAATAAAAATGCTTGGAAACGTTCCTATTAAAACGGCGGCACGGCTCATGCAGAAAAGCGAGATGTTTGTGCGTATGGGCCTGCGTAGTGGCGCGTTACCGTTCGGCGTGGCAATTCACGCTAGCAGCAAAAAGAGTTGGGCTTATCATATCAGCCCGGCAAAGTTTGCTGAGTACATGGGGATTACGCCTCTTGACTTAGAGGCAGAAGTTTGGAGGTACGAATGACCAGGAAAAAGAGAAAATGCGCTGTGTGCGGTAAAGACTTGTCGCACATGAACTTCTCTAAAGTAGTAGATAAGGAAAGCGGCCTGCTTGTTACCGTGTGCAGCGGTGGCGAGTGCTGGCGCAAGGTTGTTATGAAAGGATGGGGAAAATGAGCAAGACTACTAAAGGCTTAGTAAAGGCGTTCGTTGTGACTGCTATTCTGCTTGCCGGTCTTATCTTTCTGACTGGCGGCGGTGCCGCAAAACTGGCCATTAAGGCACATGGCTTTTTGTTCCCTAGTTATAGCAGAACCCTGGTTGCTTATTACGTAAGCGAGGGGGAAACAGTGTGGGATATTGCAAATGCTCACATGAAAGAGCAGGACAAGTACAGAGATTGTCGCGAGCTGATGTTTGATATTCGCAAGCATAACAATCTCATAGGTAAAGAGTTACAAGCGGGACAACAAATTGTTATCCCTTTGTATAAAGAAATCTAATTTTATTTTTTGAAAGGAGATTGATTTTATGAACAACGAAGAAATTTTCCAATGGGCGGTTGAAAATTTTCTCTGCAAGGGTGGCGTAGTGCTTGCCGCTAACGATAGCAAAAGCATTGTAGGTGTCAGAGGCACTTTTGAGAAAATCAGCGAGAAGTTTATAAAAGTGCTCGTCGGTATGAGTGTGGCTATCATCAAAAAGAACCCCGAAGATTTTGAAATTCTCGTAGCTACTACTATGAGCCATTTGCTGGCGCTTGCGGAAATTGCTGAGAAAAAATACGATGCGCCGCAACTCAGTAGTAAAGATGTGATTTATCGCGTCGCAATGACATTATGCGATAAAGACGTTGCTCGTTATGCAGCACTCTCTACAAAGCACATGTTAGAAGAAATGGAGGATGAGGCTTGATGAAGGGTAAACTGATTATGACAGTTGAGCAGGCGGCCGACCGCGTGGCGTGGGAACGCGTCCGCAATAGCGGTATCGGCGGCAGTGACATTGCCTGCATCATGGGACTTAATCCCTGGAAGAGCGCTTACGCACTCTACGCTGAAAAGCATGGCGATGTAGAAGCAGAGGACCTTTCCAATAATGAATTTGTTTATTGGGGCACGGTCCTTGAACAGGTTGTAGCTGACAGATTCTGTGAGCTGACCGGTAAAAAGGTGCGCAAGTGCGGCACGCTGCAAGATGAATCATACGAGTTCATGCTGGCGAACGTCGACCGCCTTGTGGTAGGCGAGAATGCAGGCTTGGAATGTAAGACTGCTAACGGCTTTAAGTCGAAAGATTGGGACGGGGACGAGCTGCCAGATAGCTACTATTGCCAGTGTCAATGGTACATGATGATTACCGGCTGCGAGAAGTGGTACATCGCTTGTCTTATCGGTGGCAACCATTTTGTGTGGAAAGAAATTCCGCGCAACGATGAATTTATTGAAGATATGAGAACGCAAGCTATTGTATTTTGGAGTAATCTCGAAAGCAATATCCCGCCGGAGGTCGACGGCAGCGAAAGCACCGCCGCAACCATTGACAAGATGAACAAGGATAAGTTAGCGGTTGACAGTATCGCACTGCCGAGTGCGGCAGAACAATACATAAAGTGTATTGACGGATTGAACGCAACAAAAAAAGTGCTGCTAGAGCAGTTAGCCCAGGCGCAGAATGCGTTAAAGCTCATGCTTAACGGCAGTGAAAGCGGCGTGTTTATGGATAGAAAAATCACTTATAAACAGACTGCCGCAAGAGTAACTCTGGATGATAAGGCACTGAAAAAAGACCTGCCGGATGTATATGCAAAGTATGCTAAGGTTGGCAAGCCTAGTATGAGGTTTACGTTAAAATGAGCCTTACAGAGCAAGAAGAATTAGGCTTAATCTTCTTCCATAAACGGAAGAAATTAAGTCTGCTGCAAGGTGATGTTGCTAAAATGGTCGGTTTAGAAAAGCCAACTATCAGCTCATACGAATGTGGCGTAGTAAAAAATATTGCATTGCGCACACGTGTAAAATTGGCACAAGCATTGGACTTGTCGCTGGAAGAAATTCTGTATGACAGTGAAAAAGATTGTTTGAAGTTAAGAATATTTAAAGGAGATAAAGAATAATGGCAACAGTAAACGGTATTGCAAAAAGAAATGTAGCGGCAACAACTACCGCTAGCAAAGCACCTTCCGCATTGGGTGTGATGATTGGTTCTCAAAGTGTTCAGCAACGTTTTGAGAAGATGTTAGGCAAGAAGAGTGCGGGCTTTCTCTCTAGCCTGCTGACACTGACCAACAATAATAAATTGCTGGCAACGGCAAACCCGAAAACAATCTTGGCTGCTGCTGCGACGGCTGCAAGCCTGGACCTGCCTATTAACCCGTCCTTGGGTAAAGCGTGGATTGTCCCCTATAAAGGCAGCGCACAATTTCAGATTGGTTATAAAGGCGTAATCGAGCTTGCGATGCGCACCGGTAAAATGAAACACATTATCATGACTCCGGTGTACGAGGGTGAAATCAGAGATTGGAACAGATTCACCGAGGCATATACGCCAGGCGAAAAAACTTCTGACAATATCGTGGGCTACTTCGCAAGATTTGAAACAGTAAACGGCTTTAGCAAGACCGCATACTGGACTAAGGAAGAAGTTATCGCTCATGCCAAACGGTTCAGCAAAGCATTTAATAGTGGCCCGTGGCAGTCTGATTTTGATGCTATGGCTTGCAAAACCGTTCTTCTCTCTATCATGAAAACTTACGCGCCTATGTCTATCGAGATGCAGGAAGCGTTAGAGAGTGACGGAAAAGCCGCTGTGCTCAACGAAGAAACCGGCGAGGCTGAATACATCGACGTTGACGCAGAGAACGCTACAGAGCAAGCGCAGGAGCTTGCAGAGGGTGGCAAGGTTGATACTGCAACCGGTGAAATCTTCACGGCAGAAGAAATTGAAGCAAGCATGAAATAACTAAAATCATCGTGGGGACAAAATGTCCCGAAAAGCGGGGACAAAATGTCCCCCAACTTTGGGACAAAATGTCCCCTAAAAATTTGAAAGGGGTGGGACAAAATGTTAAATGTAAAAGCGACGCCGTGCGAAAAAAGTAAAGCAATAGTTCTTGTAGGCGAAGGACACTTTGGCTACAGCAACAAATTTGCGGACGATTTAGAAGAAGCAAAGCCGGATGCTTTCGACTTATTCTTTGAGCTTATCAAGGGAGCTGTGGGACTTCATTTTATTTCTATGTATTCTTATAGAAGAAGTAACTCGAAACGTTGGTATAGATTTTTGAAGTTCTGCAAGAGTGACGGACGAATTAAGGTATACCGGAAGAACAATAAAATGGTGTACGAAGTACCTACTTATTTCGAGGAGTAAAATATGGCTGGCAGATATTATTGGCTGAAACTCAACGAAAACTTTTTTGAAAGTGATGTTGTTGAGTGGTTGGAAGACCAGGAAAACGGCGAAAAATACGTACTCTTGTACCTTAAACTGTGCTTGAAATCACTGAAAACTGACGGCGTACTTGTACGGCAGGTCGGCAAAATGACTATTCAGCATACTGCTGAATCAATCGCTAGACAGACGCAATTTGAAATTGAAATCGTCGAAAGTGCGCTTGCTTTATTTGAACAAATTGGCCTTATTGAGAAGAACGATAAAGGCGAAAGCTACTTGCCGGAGGTTGCTAACATGACCGGCAGTGGGAGCGCGTCAGAATCAGCGACGAAGAAAAAGACACAACGCCAAACCAAAAAAAGACAAAACGTCCCGCAAAGTGAGGACAAAATGTCCCGACTTTCGGGGACAAAATGTCCCCACGAAGAGGGGACAAAATGTCCGACAGAGTATAGAGATAAGAGTATAGAGTATAGAGATAAAGAAAAGGATGATTATCATCATCCTAAAAGAAATGACGATGACGACAAAAATCGTCGCACAGAAATTTTTTCCTTGTGGGAAAAGAATATTATGCCGATAACTGGATTGATTGCTGAAAAACTGCAAGACCTGGTAGCGGAGGTTGGCGAAGCTGCTGTTGAATATGGCATTATAGCAGCCGTCGAACATGGAGCCAGGAATTTCAGCTATGTGCAGACGGTGGCCAGAAATTGCGCCAGCGGCAACAGCAAGAAGCAGGGCAGAAATAGTTATACCGGTATGGACTTGGTGAACGAACTTTACGGAGGCGAAGAAAACGATGCTGACACAGCAGAGAATAGCGCAAACGATAATTAAACTGCAGCAGGCAGGTAAGCGGATGCCGCAGGATATGCGGCAAGGATTTGACCGCCTGGAAGAAGCGAAAAGAATACTCTCAGAGACAGTCAACCTTTGGGCAGGAATTTTTAATCAGCAAAATATAGGCCTTGACCGGTGGGAGAAGGCAGAGCAGATAGCGCTTACCTTGACCGGTGCGAACGGCCTTAACGTGAATATAATCAGCCCGGCGCTGATGCAGGCTGCTTTGAAGCAAGCGGAAGAAGCGCATGTGCAGGAGAATATCAACCGTTGCAACATGGAGAAGCTGGCCGACGGTAAGCCGCTAGCTGATAGGCTGAATGGTATGCTGCTCAAATGGACGGCGGCAAAATTGAAAGAACACCGGCTCATTATGCCGTATATGCCGCAGGATAAAGCAGTGTTTGAATACGGCCGGCAGATTGGCTTGAACGATAACGCTATTGACAATCAATTCCGTATCCTGCAATGCTACATGAACGACTTTACGTACAGTCGCAAGCATAATGAGCCTTGTAAAAGTAAGCTGCTGAAATGTGGCGATACGCTTACTTTGGAGGTGCTAGCGTGAATAATTGGACGGCATGGGTTGGCGTGAAATTTGGCACGCTGACGGTTGAGAAGTATTTAGGCTACCAGGATAGGGGTTCAGCTTACTTCTTGGTGCGTTGCGATTGTGGCAAAACAAAAAAAGTGACCATCTGGGAGTTTAAGAAAGGCAAGGAAAAATCTTGTGGCCTGCTGAGATGTAAAGCAAAGGTAAAGGAACTGACGGGTACACCGAAACCGCCGGAAACCATTACGCAGCAGGATGAAACTACTAGCGCACTAGAAGCACGCTTAAAGCCTAAATACTATTGCAGGGCAGTCACGCCGGACTGCGTGATAAGCACGCTGCTGCACATCTGTTGCTGTGAGTGCGACAGACCTTGCAAGCGCTGTGAGAATACGCCGCAGAAGTGCGGAGCGAGGGAGAGAAAGCAATGAATTTTGTAGATTTTTTCGCAGGAATAGGCGGTATACGCTTAGGCTTAGAGCAAGCCGGGCATAAATGCGTCGGCTTCTGCGAGTTTGATAAGTACGCCAGGACGGCGTATAAAGCTATGTACGATACGGAAGGAGAGTGGGAAAGCCACGATGTACGAACAGTTAGAACTTATGACATACCCGACGCAGACCTCTGGTGCTTCGGCTTCCCATGCCAGGACATCAGCGTCGCAGGAAAGCAAAAAGGCCTGCAAGAAGGTGAGCGAAGCGGATTGTTTTACGAAATTATGCGACTGCTTGCCGGACGTGAGAAAGAAGATAGACCTAAATGGCTGCTCATCGAAAATGTTAAAAATTTACTTAGCATTGGAAATGGATTTGACTTCCTTAGGCTGCTCATTGAAGTGGGGGGGTACGGGTATTCTCTCCAATGGGACACTCTCAACAGCAAAGACTACGGTGTTCCCCAAAACAGGGAGCGCGTGTTCATTGTCTGCTATCTTGGAAACATCCGTGGACGAGAAATATTTCCTCTCAGACGAACAGACGGCGAGAATCCTTGCGAACTCAAGGAGATAACACAAGGAGTTGCTGATGCCCAAAGAATCTATGAAAGCGACGGATTAGCAAGAACGCTAAAAGGTGAAAGCGGCGGGCAAGGTGGGAAAACAGGCTTGTACGCTGTGAAAGTGCTAAAGCCTTATGGTTCGACAGGCGGTGTGTGTGGCTTGAAAATTACCGAAAACGAAACAGGTATAGCATCACCGTGCGTTGCACGTGATTATAAAGGCATTAGCAGAAACAAGGGCAATGCTGTTATCTGCATGAGTATCAGAGGACAGAAACTGCAAAAGCAGATTGATGTAGCTCCGACCATTGACACTGGTTGCAGAGACAATTTAACACGTAAGCAGACCTGCTGCGCAGTGCTAACGCCAGACCGAGAAGAGAAACGGCAGAACGGCAGACGAATAAAAGAGCCTGGCGAGCCTAGTTTTACTTTAACGGCGCAGGACAGACACGGCGTAGCGCTGCTTGACGAAAATATACGTATCCGCCGATTAACTCCACGTGAGTGCTGGAGATTGCAAGGTTTTCCCGATGAATACTTTGACAAAGCGAAAGCAGCAGGTATAAGCGACACGCAGTTATATAAGCAAGCAGGAAACGGCGTGACTGTTAATGTGGCACGTGCTATCGGTGAAAGATTGAAGGAGGTTGAAGAACATGATGAATAAAGAAGAAGTTCGCCAATATTGGCGACACCAGAAACGAATGGCGACCTTAAAAGTTTTTTGTTTATCGCTTATAGGCACAGCGATATTGATTGTGGGGTGCGGTGAAACGGCAGAAGAAATTGAAGCTAACAATGCCAAAAGCAGAGCCGCCGTTGAAGCTGTCAGCGCGAATAATAATATCAAAAGCACCGGTAGTGTTATTGCTAAAAAAGTAGGTGGTAGCGCAACTATCATCTTGCCAGACAATCAGAAGTTGCAACTTGTTACATGGAAAAATGACAATATGTGGGTGCTTTATCGTCCTATGAGAGCTGATGAACAGGCGGAAACTTACACTTATCAAGAAGATAGTAAGTTTGGACTTATAGAAGCAAAGATTACCATCCGTGAAGTCAAAAGATAAACAAGGAGGTTATTGAAGTGAAAGAGTCAGAAAAGCTCATCAAGGCTGTTAATGCAGAGCTTGAAGAATGGCTTTGCTCCGGCGATGTTGATTATCTGCATAAGGCTATGGCTGTTATTCGTGCGGAAATCGAAAAGGAGAAAGAGTAATGACGTTAGATGAATTTGTAGCAATTATGCTGATAGTGGCACTTATCCCGGTGACTATTATCCAATGGATGGGGTTAATCGTAGCGATTATTGACGGGGTGCGTGATTGGAGGAAAAAACAATGATTGACTATAAGAAAGCACAGAAAGCTGATAAATTGTTGTTGGAAAGTGGTGTTCCGTTTATGCTTGTTTATGACAATACCGACAAACATATGATTTGCCGTGCGTTCGGCAACTATCCGACACTTAAAGAGTTTATAGTGACGATGATGGTGCAGGCTGTGGTAAATGTACAGAGCAAATACGGCGAAGAAGCAGCTATGAAGGAATTAATGGGTATGATGACGGAAGCAGCACAACAGTATTGCGAAGAAACAAAGAAAGAAGCAGAAAAACATGAGGTGCTGAATTAATGAAACATTACCGGCTTAGATGGGAAAGTATAGCGTTCCCCAATATGGGACTTACAGAAATCGTCGATGCAGAAACGGCGAAAGACGCTAAAGTCAAGGCTGAGAAGAATTCTACCGATGAATTTCTGTCAGTATATTATTTAGACGAAATAGAGGAGGTACCAGAATGTGTAGTAAACATATGAGTGAATTCGTGTGCCAACAGCTTGACGAATTGGAGGCGCTGTTTAAGAAAAAGCATGAACAGTATTCCTCCGGCGCAGATGAGCTTGCTAATTTTCGCTGCGGCGCGCTGCTGAACGGACGCACGGACGATGCAGAGGGAATGTTTGAGGAACTGAAAGCGTATGCGGCAAAGCATATCGCTTTTGTTTATACTCACGATATTCACGGCGATAAAATCGCTGAAAGTTTGAAGGACATTGCCGTATATAGTCTGATTGGCTTGTATATGGCAGAGCTGGCGAAGGCTGAGGACGAAGAAACATATAGCCTGGGGCCTTGCCTTGATAGTGCTTTAATCGCAGCTGCAAACAAAAGCATTAAAGCTTTTCGCGAGGTGCAACATGAGCTTGATTCTGCTCGTGCGGTGCGGGATAAGAAAGAGGATACAGAAAAATGAATTTGACGTTTACGATTCCAGGCGAACCGACGGCGCAGGGCAGACCTCGCTTCTCTACTCATGGCGGATTTGTAAAAGCATACGACCCGGAGAAAAGCCGCAACTATAAAGCCTATGTCAAACTGTTAGCTAGTGAAGCGATGCAAAATATAGGGCTGACACTCACGGAATTGCCCCTGGGAGTAGAGATAATAGCTGACGTGGGTATTCCTGCCAGCAAGTCAAAAAAATTCAAGGAGCAGGCTTTAAACGGCTTACAGTTACCGATAAAAAAACCCGATGTTGATAACGTCGCAAAGATTATTCTTGATTCTATATCTGGTATTGTCTATAAGGATGATAAACAGATTGTTAAACTTACAGTTTATAAAAAATATAGTGATATTCCGAAGGTTGAGGTGAAAATTTATAATGTTGAATAATTGTTTGATACTTGGCTGGGTAAAATTTGAACCGGATGCAAAAGTTATGAAGAACGGCAAAGAGGTATGCACCCTGGAAATACAGTGTGCTCGCCAATATCGAGATAAAGATAATAAGCGCGTTTACGATTACATTTCTTGCCGCTGCTTTGTGCCTGGACTGATTAAATATATCAGCAATTTTGTTACAAAAGGCTCGCAAGTTATTGTGGGCGGCCGCTTCCAGACTGATTTATATGTGGACAGAAACGGCAAAAACTCTAAGGCAAGCTACTTGCTGATGGAGCATTTGGAATGTGTCAGAATTGCGGAAAATACAGCGCCGTATCCTCCGAAAGAGGAACGGAAAGACCCGCTTGATGATGTGGACTGGTAAAGAAAATGGACTACGCAGAAGCCGCAGATTATGCAGAAAGCTTACTCTTTGCAAAAAACGCGATTGGTAAAGCGGTTGTTTCCGCCAGGATGCAGCAGAGGGCGGAACGCTTGGAATTTGATATGAGGACCGGCGGAGATTCTACGGCACGGCTCGCGATTCAAGCGGTAACGCCGCTTGCCGCGGTCCGTTGTATTTATCTTGGGCAGGCGTTTTTGGTTTACCAGCCGGAAAAATGGCTGGATGTTATGGAACGTTCGCTTCTTCTGTTTCGGCAGCGGTTTGGTGACAAGTCTTATAAGGCGATTCAACATCGGTACGTATACCATTGGACGGTCCGCAAAATTTCCGTAATTGATGAGATTAGCCCGCAGGTGTATGCGCTTCGCCGCCGCTCGTTCATTGACGGCTTGCTCATGCTGGCGATTCAAGAAGGATTGATTCGGATTGATATAAACGCGAACAGTTTCCAAAAGGCCAGGGCGGAACAGAAGCAAGAAAAGTAAAGGCAGGCGCACGGCGCTGCCGCTTCCAAACATTAAGAAAACGCTTGCTATAAAGCCCGGTGTTGCCGGGCTTTTTTGCTTTTCGCTTCCCTAAAGTATGTGCCACGCGCGCAGAAAAGGGCCACCACGTGTTCCAATCATGGCAGCCCTAGGATTATACCTGCAAAACTTTTCAGTTCCCAAAATATATAGCCTGCTCGCGTTTGCAGGATACAGAAAAGCCCCGGGGCGTTTGCCTCGGGGCTTGTTTTTTATAAGCGTGCATCTATCTTGTCCAGTATTGCAAGGCAAGCATACCAGGAATTGCTTGCCTGGGTATGCAGTGCGGCCTTTTCACTTTTGCGCGGGTCGCGCTTCCAGTACGGGGCATAGTATTCGCTTGCTTCTATGTTTGAACAAGCGCAACCATAGAAGCATCTTGCTCGCTCGGCCATTACGCGCAACTTTTTTAATTGCTGTATTCGCATATTTCTTCCTCCTTTCGATAATAGCCCGGCGCAAGCCGGGCGGGTGATTCGGGGTTACAGTTCGACAACTTCCAGATATGCGCGGCGGCGGTCGCTGTCGATGATGTAGGGGCGGCAGCCGTTGCCGTCGTACTGATTGATTACGTCGCCTTGTTTAAAGCCGTCATAATCAATCACCGGACAACCTGCGTCATCAGCGTAAACGCTAGCGCCTTCCGGCAGCATCAAGTAAACGCGGTCGCTCGCTTCGCTGTAAGCGGCGGGGGCCAGGGTGTAGCTTTCGTTGTAGCCGCACTTCTGGTAGTCACGCCAGCCAGGGAGAAGAACGCGGGGCGCTTCCTCGTCATAACCAACGGTTTCGTATTGGTCGGATTCGGCCAGGTACACCATGACGGGGTAAAGCTTAACGGTTTCGCCTTTGATAAGCTCGCCGCTTTCCGTGCAGGCGGTCGCTTCCCAATATTCGCCGTTCCAGTCGCTTTCAAAAGCGGCGTAGCGCTGGCCGTCCTCGTCGGCTACAACAAATTCGGCGTGATATACATTATTTCTGATTTCCTTTAACATGATTTGATTCCTCCTAAAAAATCGCTTCTGCCTTTTAATATTCTACACCGGCGGCTTTCCTGCCGGTGTAGTGGGTTGAATAGTTTAAGTTGCTGATTCAGCGGTCTAAACAAAAATTGCTTACGCTGGTTCCGCACACTTCCGCTTTATATATGCGGCCGGGGTTGCCAGCGAAGAACCAGCAAACAAAGAACACTTTCGGTCCGTAAATTGCAACGCTGCAATTATTCGCAAGGTCAATAATAAGATTATGACTATTGCGACACACGCCGTCAAGCTGATAAAATTTCTTTCGCTTCACTTTAAAGCCTCCTTTTAATAAGCGTTTACCTTCCAGCCGTTCCAATCGTCAAAGGTAACAACTGATAGCATTCTGCGCAAAATGCAAATATTATCTTGATAAGCCGCCTGCTGCTTTTTCAACATCAGCCAGGCAGCGGCTGCCGCTTCTGCGTCGCTGATGATTTCGGCCGGGCTTTTACCGCTGGCCTGCTTTTCCAGGCGCTTCAGCTCGTCGCGCATGTAGTCACCGTTTAAAATGCGGTTGTTCCAATCACCGCCGGGGCGGTCCCACGGGCCAACGGTAAAGCTTGCGCAAACGTGTTCGCGCTTGTCAACGTCATAACTTAAAGTGGTGGGGTCGTACCCGTTCGAATAGCCAGCGGCGCGGATGGCGTCGCGGATGGGGTCAAGGCGTGTGCTTTTCTCGCGTGTTTCCGCTTTGAAAATGTCGGTGTATGCGATATAGCAACGGCAAACGCCTTGCGCTTCTGCGTTCAGCGCTTCGGCCGCAAAAAACGCGGCGGCAAAATGATTTGCCAGGTCTGCAACGGTGTGCGCCGGGGTTATTCGTGCCATGTGTTCGCGGCATAAGCGCCAACATAACGCGCGGCGCGGTTCCACGGCTGCCAGGCTCGTTTCTATAGCTTTCGCTAATAATTCGGCTTTATTCATTGTTTATGTCCTCCCTTTTAAATTTTCAAGGTTCATTTTTTGGCCTGCCTCATCAGTACCGGGGCGGCCGGTCCCCGGTATACGCCGCGCGGGGCGGCGTTTCGGCTATTGTAACAAGGGCGTTTCCGGGCGGTACTTCAAAAACTCGCTGCCGTGCAGGTCGCGGATTTGTTCCATAGTCAACGCGCGGCGGACTTTCTTCACCCACTCGCCAGCATGCCAATACCATAATTTCTTCTTGCTGGCCCATCTGCAGCCGGCGCCTTTCAAGGCGTCTTTGTTCTCTTTCGTTTCGCCGCCTATCCATAACCAATTACCGCATATCTCGATTTCAAGGCCTTTCAAGCCCATGAGCACGGCCAGAATTTCGGCGAATTCCGCTTGTTCGGCCAGGATTTCGGCGGCTGTTTTATAAGTGCCGTCGGCTTTCTTGTTGCGCTGCCACTCCTGGCGGCTTTCGCTTTCGGCAAGTTCGGCGGCGCGCTTGTCGTGCGCTGCACTCATTGCCTTAAATTCGGCGGCCGTGCCTCCCTTGTCGGGGTGGCAGCTCATGCAGGCTTTTTTAAACGCCTTTTTCAGTTCCTCGATTGTTTCGCAAGCGGCAAAAATCTTTTTCCAGTCCATTTTCTTTTCCTCCTTTTTAGGTTCCGGGTTGTATTTGGCTTTCAATTCGGCGAATTTCTCGCGGCTGACTTTGGCAACTAATTTTACAAAACGACGGCTGCTGTCCCATGTATCATAGATAACGCCGTTAACAACGGCTACGGCGTGCTTTGCTACAAAAACAACGTAGCTGGCGCCGGTGTCGCAATGCTTTGTAAAGCTGTTGACTGTTTCGCGGCTGGCGGCTTTAACTTCAATTCCCAGGTCAGCCAGGGCGGCGGTGATGTTCTTAACGGTGTTCCATGCGGCGCCGCTCTCAAATACCTTTGTTTCCAGCAGCTTTTTTGCTTGCTGGTAGGTAAGCGGGGTAGCTGTGCAGATTGCGCGAATTGAGCAATCACCAATGTTTTTATTTTCGGGGTTAGCGTTATACTTTTCAAAAGTCATTTTCTTATTCTCTCCTTTCGGCTGTTGGCTAGGGCTTCGGACCTTCTGCCTGGCAGCTTTACGGCCCCAACGGGGCCGCCGTCAGCTTTAAAAAATCAGATATACGATGTTGGTTGCGTATTGATAGACTTCCTGTTGTGCCTCGCTCAATGCCGGATAACGGTTCATGAGGTCAGCAACCATCATAAGTTGTTTGATACGCAGGTTTTTAATTTTCATTGTGCATCGCCTCCCATTCTTCACGGCGGGCCTGGTCAAGCAGGCTGTCAATTTCCTTCCATTCGGCCCATGCTTCATGTACGGCCGTTTTCGGAACCTCACGGCGTTCCCATTGTTGCAGCAGGTCCATATGGTTGTTTAGCGCCTGCATCCATGCAAGGTGTAAAATTCGGCTTTTTCTCATTTTTTGTTCCTCCTTGAATGTATACCGTTATTCGGTATCTGTATCTTGATTACAGTTATATTATAATGTCGTTGATTATGCTTGTCAATACCTTTTTTGATTATTTTTTATTTTTTTTGGTGACAATCACACCGCTATGCGGTATAATGTAGACAACAAATAATGGAGGTGTAAAACATGGATAACAGTAAAGCTATAATCAAGGGGCTAATTGCTATGCGCTGCATGAGTTCGCAGGCATTGGCTGACGGCCTGGGGATGACGGTCCCCGCCGTGCGGAACAAATTGAGCCGTAACAGCTGGGCTATTAATGATTTGGTTAAGCTGGCGCAGACCTGCGGCGTTCGCCTGGCGTTTGTAGATGACGCAGGGCGCGCCGTTCTGACGTTTCCAGCGCCGCCAGCAGATGACGGCAGCAGCCCCGCAGATGATACGCAGGGCTAAAACAGCATTATAATAAGAGGATAGCAACGGCCGCACGCTGGCAGATGTTCAGCGGCGGCCGTTCTTCTTTATTCAGCAATATTTATAATAGATTGACAGCGTTCACAAAAATATAATAATGTGTCATTGACTTAATAGCATTTTTTAGGGTATATAATTCAAAACAAGATAATTAATATAATTTTATTGATGATTGACAGTTTTTATTTGTCAATCTTTTTTATTGTTGGATTCTTGCAAATAAAGATTATTGATTGTATTTATATTATTGATGTTTACAAAATCTGTTGTGATTGATATTAATAATATATTATATAGGGGTTGTAACAAAAGTGTGATGTGATGTTTAAGATTAAAAGTTTATTAGCTAATACAAATACACCGACAAGAGGCAGGCCGCCGGCAATAGTCACCCAGCCGCAGACGCTGGAAGAATGTGCGGCGCTGCTAAAGCAGCAGGGCGCGGCTGTAGCCGTCCTGGCTGTGCAGGACCTGCAGGCCTATTGGCTCAAGATAATGTCAGACAACAAGGCCAGCAACAAGGATAAGCTAGCCGCGTCAAAGCTATATGCTGATAGTATAGGCGCGTTTGACAAGCAGACGCACGCTAACAAGGGCCCGGCTGTGTATCATTGGGGCGCAGCAGATGACGCAATAGTAGTAAACGATTGTTCAGAAGATGCTATTAAAACACAAACATAGATAAAACTTTTAACATAATCTTTATTATCGGACGTAAAATATTATCCTGCTGCTGCTGATTAGCTGGCGGTTCCAGATGTTGACGGCCTGGCTGATGATGTTAGCGGCAGGCGTTCGCCTGGTGATGTGCTGCGGCCGTTCCTGCCTGGCTGATGCGGCAGGCCTACCACGTTTTTGTTTTTGGCTGGGCGTTGGTTCTGATTGGTTGTTTGGCGGCGCTGGCGTTGGTGATTTCCCTGGGTTTTCGCAAAAATTGATTTTGGTTCTTACCTTTCCCGCTGACATTGAGTGGGGGTGGGGCCCAAAAAATTCGCAGCCGCCGGGGGAGGTAAATACCAAAAATTACCAAAACGATTTTTTCAAGGGGGGTAAACATGGAAAACGTAATACAGATACCATATACTCCACGACCTGCATGGGCGAAGGTGCTGCATAAGGAATTAAGCAGACACCGCTTTGCAGTAATCGTAGCACACCGCCGCTTTGGTAAGACCATCGGAATGGTGAATCACCTTATAAGGGATGCTTTGCAGAGTGACTTAATCAGCCCGCAGTATGCTTTGGTAGGTCCGTTCAGTGCACAGATGGAAATTATTGCATGGGGACCATTGAAGTATTACACAAGCGTCATAGAGGGCATCAAGGTGAATGAAACTAAAAAGTATGTTGAATTCCCCAGTAAAGTACCTGGAGCGCAGGGAGCGAGAATATATATCGTTGGTGCGAATAACCCCGACGCATTACGTGGTACATATTGGGACGGCGTAATACTTGACGAGTATTCGGATATGAAGCCGGAGATGTGGACGCAGATAATCCGACCTGCGATAGAGAACGGCGACAGAAAAGGCTATTGCTATTTCATCGGTACACCCAAGGGGCAGAACAACTTCTATGAGATGTACAAGAAGGCCAAGACGAATAAGCGTTACTTTGCGTATTTGTCGAACGTGTACGATAGCGGCATCTTAGACGCAAAGAGCATAGAAGAACTGAAAGAGGATATGCCGGAGGTAGAATTCAGACAAGAGTATTTGTGTGACTTTAGCGTATCGGCAATCAACGAGCTTTTCAGCCTGGAGGAACTAGATAAGGCTTTCAGTAGAGAGCTGACAGAAAAGGATGTTCCCTATGATATGCCGCTGGTGCAAGGCGCTGATATAGCGCGCTTTGGCGATGACAGAACGTGCATATGGCGGCGTAAGGGTTTAATGGCATATGCTAAGCCGAGAATCTATAAGAAGCTGAACACGATGCAGACGGCAGATTATATTGCTTTGGCAATGGATGAAAATAAGGCAGATATGACCTTTATAGACGTTGGCAACATGGGTGCTGGCGTAGTCGACAGATTACGGCAGATGGGGTACACGGCTTTGAGAGAGATACCATTTCAAGGTGCGGCGATAGAGAATAAGCGCTATGAGAATATCAGAGCAGAGATGTACTTCAAACTGAAAGACTGGATAGAAGATGGCGGAGCTTTGCCGGATGAACCTGGACTAAGAGAGGAGCTTGCTGTCATTCACTACAAGTACTCTAAGAATGGGCGTTTAATACTAACGCCTAAAGAGGAGATAAAAGAAAAGCTAGGACGTTCACCGGACCTTGCAGACGGCCTAGCACTAACATTTGCAAGGAAGGTTCCATTAAGGCAATTAGGGTTTGACGATAGAAAGCCTAAAGTGCTGATGTGCAACACAGAATATTCAATTATGGGGGCGATTTAAAAATGGGTGGTATTGCAAAATTATTCGGCGGTGGTAATATGCCGACTATTGAAAAGGTGGACCCGGCACCGACTACCGTTGCGACAAGCAGCGAAGTTGCGGCCGGCAGCGACAGTAACAAGAAGAAACGCAGAGGCTTTTCATCTACGCAGACAAGCACTATTGCTAGTGGCGGCGAGGGCGGCCGTAATACTTTAGGCTAAGAGGTAACAGCTTATGAACTTTCAAACGATAGCGGCGAGCAAGCCACAGGGAACACTTCCTAGTGACGGGGTGCCGCTGAAAAAGAACTTGCCAGACCGCCAACGTTTGGTGCGTAAGCTTAAAAGCATGTACGAGGATAGGCGAGATTGGGTAGACAGATGGAAAGAGATAAGAGATTATCAGCTCCCATTTGTCGGAGAGTTTGACGATACGGCAGACAAGACCAATCCCGCACGCAGACGTGACTTAAAGATTGTGCACGGGGTAGCTTGGAGAGCGGCACAGGTATTCGCTGCTGGCGTTATGAGCGGACTTACACCGCCGAGCCGCCAGTGGTTCAGATTTGCATATAGACGGCCGGAACTGAATACGAATGTTGAGGCTATGAAGGTGCTTGACACAAGACAAGAGATTGTATCAAGCGTGCTTGCAAAGAGCAACTTCTATAACAGCATCCATACTGTATATCTGGAATTGCCTTTTGGACAGTGCCCGATGGCTATATTCTACGACGCAGAAAACGGCGTGAGGTTTCAGACAATGACAATCGGTACTTATGCACTTGAAGCAGATGGCTTCGGCAAGGTAACTACTTTTGCAAGAAAGTACGATATGACTTTGCAGCAGCTAGCAGACTGCTTCGGCGTAGACGCTTTGCCCGACAATCTGAAAGGACTGTTAGACAATCAGACCAATCTTACTAAGAAGTATAAAGTCTGCTGGATGGTAGAGCCTAACAGTGATAAGCTGCCTGGCTACATGGACAGACTGAATATGCCGTATAGAAGCGTGTACTGGTTGGAAAAGTCAGAGAGTGACGAATACTTGTATGTTGGCGGCTTTGAAGAAGAAGCAGTACCGGTAGCGCGTTATCTTGTCAGCGGCAATGAGGCATACGCAAGAGGTCCTGCGTGGTTTGCAGAAGGCGACAGTAAAATGCTGCAACTGCTGAAAAAAGATTATCTCACAGCAATAGAGTTAAAGATAAAGCCGCCGATGCAAGGCAGTCCAAGCCTTATGAATAACGGCGGTATTAACTTGATGCCTGGCGGTCTAACAGCCGTAGATGACCAGACGCAAGATATGGTTAAGCCTTTGTTCGCGGTTGACCTTGACTTGAAGGACGCGCAGGAAGAAATTATTCGCGTTGAGGATGCTATAAAGAGAGCATACAGTGCTGATTTGTTCTTGATGTTAGATAACCTTGATAATAGCCGCATGACTGCTAGAGAGGTTATGGAGAGAACGCAGGAAAAACTGCAACAGCTAGGCCCGGTGGTTGAGCGATTGCAGGATGAATTCTTAACACTGATTCTTCAACGTGTATATAACATCATCGACAGAAGCGGTGGATTCCCACCGGTACCGGAAGAACTACAAGACATTTTGAGTGAAGAGGATGTAGAAGTGGACTATATTTCACCTTTGGCGCAGGCGCAGAAGATGAGCGGACTTGTGAATATCGAACAGGCGATAGCACAAACCGGACAGATGGCGCAAGTATGGCCAGAAGTTACGAAGAAGATTAACCCGTTGGGTGCTATTACAAAATACTTTGAAATGCTTGGCGTGCCTGCGATGGCATTGCGCAGTGATGAAGAAGTACAAGAAATGCTCAAACAAGAGCAGCAGGAAATGCAACGGCAGCAGGAAATGCAGGAAGGCTTGGCAATGGCACAGGCTGCGGCTCCTGCGGCAGAGGCGGCCAAAAATCTTACTGCGGCGGCGAATGATTCCAATCCGGCTATTACAAGCTGGCTAGGCGTGCCGGGAGGTTGGGAATAATGAGCGAGCAGTTTAAATATAAATCCAATACCGGCGAGGATAGAAAGCAAGCACTGCTGACAGAGTACATGGTAAGAGAGCAGGCAAGAAGGGATAAAGAGGCCCTACTTGACCTGCTGGGGAGTGAAAGCGGACGCTGGTTCTTGATGCGTATGCTTGATGTGACCAAAGTAAACTCTATGTGCTTTACCGGCAACAGCAAGACTTTCTATAACGAAGGCCGCCGCGACGTAGGCTTAGGCATTATCAAAAGCATTTTAGCACTTGGGCTGCAAGGCATAGAGCTAAAGCAGCAGGCTGAAATGGAGTATGCAGAATTCCAACTAAAGCTACAAGAGCTGGCAGTGGAATATGTAGATAACAACAAGGAGGAATAACTAATGGGCGAGAACGGCGAAAACACAGTTGTAAACGGCGAAGGCGCACAGCAGCAACCCGATACCGCAGCGCAACAGCAGCAAACAGAACCGACTACTAATGCAACTAATAATACAAGTGCTTCCGGCACTATTGCAGGGAACGGAAGTAATGGGCAAGGCGCACAACAGCAGCCCGGCACAGTGAATTATGACTTTGCAGGAGTAGAAATGCCGGAAGGCTATGAGCTTAGTGCTGATGAGCAAGGACGCTTTGTGGATGTCATTAAGGGAATGAACCTCAGTAATGACCAGGCAAGAGCACTTGCAAAGTACGGCACAGAGTATGCAAGCCGTGTAGTGCAAGGTGTAGAACAGCTCCGTGCGCAAGAAATTGCTAAATGGGGTGACGAAGCTAAAACGGCACTGGGCGCAGACTTGGGCAAAGTACAGGGCCTTTGCGATACTGCCTGCCGTAAATTGGAGGCAATGTATCCGGGCTTGAACGTGCGTGAAGCGTTAGAAATTACTGGCGCAGGCAATCAAATTGCTATCGTGAGAGCATTTGCGAAACTTGGCGAACTGCTTGGCGAGGACCCCGGCTTGGCTGCACAAAACGGCGCACAAGGCTTAAACGCTGCGCAAGGCATTGCAGCAAACATGTACCCGAAAACCGACTGGAGCAGGTACAAATAATTTATTAACTTTTAATTGAAAAACAGGAAGGATGATGAAACTATGGCTACTATTGGTTACTCCCAAACTATGAGTGACTTACGAAAGTATTTAACTCCGCAAGGCGCTATTGACCGCGTTATGGAAGTGCTTAACGAATCCAATCCTATTATGGAAGATATTCGGTGGATGGAAGGCGATTTGCCGATTGGTACTAAAACTACTATTCGTGCCAGCCTGCCTTCTCCGTCTATCCGTCGTATTAACCGCGGTACTTCTCCGACTAAAGGCACTGTAAAACAGCGCATTGATGTATGTATGCACTTGGAGGACCGTTCCTGCGTGGACGTTGAATTGCTTTCCGGTAAACCGAATCCGCAGGCTTTCCGTATGGCAGAGGATGATGCACACGTAGAAGGCATGGGCCAATACGTCGCACGTCAATTCTTGTACGGCAACTTAGATGAAGACCCGGACACTTTCAATGGTATTGCAATTCGCTACAATACTTTGACCGACGGCGGCAAAGGCACTCCAGGACACCAGGTGATTTCCGCTGGTACTCCTGGCACTAACACTAATGCTTCTATCTACTTCGTAGACTGGGGCGACCGCCGTGTAATGGGTGTATATCCTAAAGGCACCCAGGCAGGCTTGAAGACTGAGGACTTGGGCGAAAGTGATGTGTACGACGAGAACAACAAGCCGTTCCGCGCGCTGCAAACCTTGTACTCTTGGAAGTGCGGCCTTGCGGTTCAGAACGTCCGCTCTATTGTGCGTGTATGCAACATTGATATTAGCAAACTGAACGCATTGAGCGACAGCGCGCAACGTGAGCTGATGAACAAATTTATCTTTGCTAAGAACCGTCTGCAGGACCCGAAAGCACCTATTGCATATGTGTCTGACAGCATGTATAGCTGGTTGGAGTGCTATCTGAACAACAAGAATAATGTTCATGTTACCCGCCAAGACTTTATGGACGCACCGCCTAAACTGTATCTCGCAGGTATTCAGATTAAAAAACTTGACTGCCAGAGTGAGACCGAAGCGGCAGTACAATAACCGGAAGGAGTGAATAACAATGATTTTTGACCAGCAAAATATGTACATGGATAATTCCTTGACCAGCAATGTAATTGCGAATGTTGGCGGCGGTGATGCTGCTGACCCGCTGTTTCTTGTTATTTCCGCACCTACCGCCTTAGCTGGCACCAGCGTTACTGCGGCTTTGGAGACTGCCGACGATGCGGGCATGAGCAGCAATAAAGTTACTGTTGCAACTTATACTCTTGCTACCGGCAAAAAAGGCATTTTGGTTGCGGCGAAACTGCCGTATGGCATGAAGGCTTATTCTAAACTGACTGTTACCGGCGCAAGCGGCGGCAAGATTACTGCTGGCTTGACTGAAACTGTTCCGAACTGGCCGGGCTGATTTAGTACTTTAAGGGGAGGGCGATAAGCTCTTCCCTTTTTTAAATAATCAAGGAGGAATAGTTAAAATGCTTAACATTACCGATGTATGTAACATGGCGCTGGCTCATATAGCCAAAGGGCGCATAAGCAATATAGACGAGCAATCAGAACTAGCCAGACAGTGCAAGCTATTTTACGATACTACCCGCAAAGAGTTATTAAGGAGTTATACTTGGGGCTTTGCGAAACGTGTAAGCAAACTGGCGGAACTTGATATAAAATCTCCGTACTGGTCCCGTGTTTACGCCTATCCAGAAAAGTGCCTTGCTGTGCGCAAGATATTTGACGCTGACACCGGCGCAATGATAAGGGCAGGCGAACAGCAGCAGGAAGAGTGGGACTTATATATGGCAAGTGACAACGTGCTTGGCATAGGGTGCAACATTCCTGCTGCGTGGCTTGAATATACCTATGACGTTGACGACGTGGAAATGTTTTCAAGTGATTTTTTGAGCGCGTTTACTCATATGTTGGCGTTTAATATCTGCGTACAACTGACCGGCAACAGCGGCTTGCAGCAGACGCAGTATCAGCTTGCAATGGCGGCATTACAGAAAGCGAAGTATACCACGGCAAGCGAAAAGAAAGAATTGCCGGACTACCCGAGTAAATACTTTGACGGGAGGGCGTAATTATGGCTAGTGGGTTAATACCTTATTATTTATTGCAGCCTGCGTTTACCGGCGGCGAAATCAGCGCCGAAGTTGCCAACCGCGTCGATTTGGATAAGTACCAGCTTGCGGTACTGCAAGCCTATAACTGCCTTATCAAGCCGCACGGTCCTATTTATCGCAGACCAGGTATGAAGTATATGGCACGAACAAAATATAGCGATAAAGCGTGCATCCTGGTACCGTTCAACGGCGCAGACAGCACCGACTATCTTTTGGAGATTGGCGAGAAATATATAAGAGTACATAAGAATGGACTTTATATAAACATAGAAGTTATGACACCGTACACGGCAGATATGCTGCAAGATTTGAGATTTGTTCAAAGCGCAGATACTATGTTTATCGCCAGCGGCAAATACCCCGTAAAACAGCTTGCAAGATATTCAGACACTGACTGGCGGTTTGCTGATTTTGAAATTACGGATATGTATTTCGACGAATCAACCTCACTTGAAAATTATAGCGGCATAAGTTATACAGTGCCTGGCACTTATCAATTTCAACCGACTGTTACTGGTGAATATCAGATTGATATAGCCGGTGCAGGCGGCGGTGGCGGTGGCGGCGTTAGATATTCAAAACCGAGTAATCACGGACACCATTACTATTGTGTTGGCGGCGGCGCAGGTGGCAATGGCGAACGTATAATAAAAACAGTCACGTTGTCTAAAGATACAAGTTATACGGTCACAGTCGGTAGCGGTGGCGGTGGCGGCGGCGGCAAAGGTAATTACGGAACAGCCTCTAGTGGCGGCAATGGCGGCAATAGTACGGCATGCGGCTTGGTTGGCAGAGGCGGCACGGGCGGCGGTGGTGGTAGCCGTGAATCTATTGACGGCAGTTATCAAAGCACAAAGGGCACGCAAGGCGCGACATACGGCGCAGGTGGTGGCGGTATTGGCGGTATTGCAGGCACTAAATATAACGACAATGCTGGTAAAACTGGCGCTAATGGCTGGGTAAAGATTTTATATACCGGCAATAAAGAATTGACACCTTCGGGAACGCAAGGTGATATTACCTTGACGAGCAACAAGAATATTTTCGCTAGCAGCAAGCCGGGCGCGTATATCAAACTTAAACAAGAGATTGCAAGCAAGACTGTATCCGCCAGCAACGGCACGACAGAAAGAGTACGTGTGGGCGAAAATTGGAAGGTTATCAGTCACGGAACCTGGAGCGGCAGTTTTACCATAGAAAAGAGTGACGATGGCGAAAGTTGGAAGGAATACAGAAAATATACATCTAAGAGTGACTATAATCCGTCTGAAAGCGGCAGTGTAACAGAGCCGGTATTTTTAAGGGCGGTATGCACTATAACTAGCGGTACTTGCACTGTTGATTTAACAGCAATGGCCTACAATGCAGAAGGCGTTGTAAAGCTTACTGAAATCACCAGCGACAGCACGGCAAAAGCTCATGTTGAAAAAGAGCTAGGCTCAACAGATATGACTACTAATTTCTTGTGGGGCGCATGGAGTGAAGAATTCGGGTACCCGCAAACACTTTGCTTTTTCCAGGACAGATTATGTTTTGGCGGCACGAAGAAGCAGCCTTATATGGTGTGGATGAGCAGGACCGGCGACTACGGCGATTTCAGCGTAGAGAAAGCCAGCGGCACTGTTACCGATGATAGCGCAGTAGCACTTGCCTTTGTGAGCCGCAAGCAGTTTAAGATTTTACACCTTATAGCAAGCACTGACTTGATTGTTCTGACTGCGGGTAACGAATGGACAGTAAGCGGCAGTGATACTGTAACACCATCTAAAGCCGTTCCGAAAATGCAGACTACACGTGGATGCAGCACTGTTGAACCGCTGATGATTGGCGGCAGAATCGTGTTTGTACAAGGCCGCGGAAGCACTGTAAGGGATATGGCGTATAGCTATGAAACAGACAGCTACGGCGGTAATGACTTAACATTGTTGGCAAAGCATATCATAGAGAATGTGCAGATTGTTGACAGTGCGTACAAGCAGGAACCCGACAGCACTATATACTTTGTGAGAAGTGACGGCACTATGGCTTGCTTATCCTACATCATGGAGCAGAAAGTATATGCCTGGTCGACGATAGAAACACAAGGCAAGATTGAAGCCGTGGCGGCGGTGCAGGAAGGCGATGAAGATATTATTTATCTTGTAGTGCAACGAGAGATAAACGGCGTGACAGTACGCAATATCGAGTATTTGGCAAAGAATCCTGCAAAGAGCAATAACCCCGATGATTATATTATGCTTGATAATGCTATTGAGTATAGCACTGCTGAAAAGAGCAGTGGGGCTACGGAAATCGACGTGGCAGAGCTGGCAGGCGAAAAAGTTGCTGTTATCGGCGACGGAAGAGTGTATAGCGGACTGACTGTAAGCCAAGACGGCACTGTGACGCTCCCAGCGGCCGTACAACACGCTTTTATTGGCTTGCCCTATAGAAGTATCGTGGAACTGCCAAACGTCGAAATTAAGACGGGTGACGGCACTATGCAAGGACGTAAAAAGCAGATTAGTAACTGCATCCTGCGTTTAAGTAATTCTCTTGGCGGTATGGTTGGCCCAGATATAAATACTTTGGACTTGATGAATTTTGATGAGCAGAACGCAGTGAGCGATATTAAATTATTTACCGGCGACAAGCATATGACTTTGCCTATTGGCGGCTTTAACAACGAAGGCAGAGTGATTATCGTTACGGATGAGCCGTATCCTTTTAACTTGCTGGCGGTAGTGCGGGAGGTGTCTTTTGGTGGCTAAGAAGTGGAATGTTGAAATCCTTGATAATAAATCAAAAGAAAATGTCGTGCCGTTGATTGAAGAACTTATGCAAGATATACGGCCGCATGATAAGGAAGATTTGGAAGCAAGCAGTGACCCGGTATTTGTACTCATTGGTAGTATCAAGCTTGACGAAGAAACAAGGGTATACCGTGGTGAGGATGGCAAACTGCTTGCGATATTCGGCAAGGGCACTATGGAATGGGGCGCACCAGGGCGCGGTATTTGGATGGTTGGCACGAACGAACTTTACAACGGGTACACAAAGAGCCTGCTTTTCAAGGAGGCTAAAAGAGTGCTGAATGAATGGGTGCGTAAGCATGGACTGCTGCACAATATCGTCTACGAGAAGAACCGCACTAGCATTAACTATTTAAGACACTTGGGGGCGGTATTCTTGGTAGAGCCTAAAATAGGTTGGGACGGCAAAAAGTTTTATCAGTTTTATATTCCATATAGAGGGGAGTGAACGTAATGGGTACACTTGGAATCTTAATGGGGCTGCAAACTGTTATGCAGTTAAGCGGCCAGCATCAGCAGGCCAAACAGCAGGAACAGGCATATAAAGCGCAGGCGCAGGCCGCACAGCAGAACGCGGCTATTATGAGCCGCCAACGTGAGCAGCAAGCAGAAGCATATGCGCAGAAGCAGAGCCAGCTTAACGATAGAATGAGGCTTGCAAGGGGGCAGGCGCTGGCGGCGGCAGGCAGCAGCGGCCTAACTAGCGGCGGCAGTGTCAGCGATATTCTTTCAAGCAGTGAGAACGCTTACAGAAAAGACAGCATGAATCTGTTGCAGAATCAGCGCAATGATGCGTGGAGCACTTATGTAAACGAAGTCAATTACCGCAACCAGGCAAGCGCATATAATGCGGCGGCGAAGAACGCTAAAGCCAACGGCAAAATGCAGATGTTTAGTACGCTTGTAGGTGCGGCGGCGAACGCTTACTCTAAAGGTATGATTGGCGGCAGCAAGGGAACAACTACGGTAAGCAGTGACGATTGGTACGATGCTAACAGTGATTTCAATCTTCCTGCTAGCAATATGAACGGCTTCAATCTTTACAACCAGGCAAAGAAGAATAACCCGTTCATGGATAATACAGGCTTTACTAAATGGAACTGGTAAGGGAGGTGCAGTATGAAGATTGCAGGTTATCAAGGCAGCGTCAATTTAGGTACCGGTGGCGGTGCGACTGTCAAGGTATCGAGTGACCTTAACGCTTATGGCAGCGGCGGCAAAGGACTTGCCGCTATTGCCGGTGCCGCCAACAAATGGGCGGTAGCAGTAGAAGCACAGCAGGAAGATGAGGACAAACAGTCCATTCTTAATGCTATGGATATATTTAATAAGAGCCGTTATAACATCATGTACAACGATGAAAGCGGCCTTATGAATACAAAGTTAGAAGGCACTGCCGGTGCAGGCGCAAGCTACACAGAGCAGATAAATAAAGCAAGGCAGGATGTATTAAGTAATACCAAATTGCACAGCCAAAAGAACCAGCTTGCATTAGACCATTTAATGTATCAGAGCGCACAGCAAGGCTTCCAGACTGTCGACCAATACGAGCAGAAGCAAAAAGAAGCAGTCACTGATTTGCGCTATGACAATAATATTCAGAACTCCTGCGAGTTTGTACAGAAGAACTGGAACAACCCGCAGGCGCTGCAAGATGAAATTATTCGTACACAGTTGCTGACAAGTGCTATATATGGCAAGCGTGGCGCAGAGTTTATCGAATCTAAGAGCAGAGCCAACATTGGGCAGGTGGTAGCAAGTGCCGTCGGTGCAAGCATCACCAACGAAGATTATGGCACTATGCGTAACATCATGGATAAGTACGGTAGTTATCTGACTGCCAATCAGCGAGCTGCTTTTGAGAAGGTGGCATACGATAAAGAGAGCAGCGCTTTTGAAAGAAATACCGCTAAAGATTTGTATGCTAAATATGGCGACAATGAAGAAGCGGTACGCAAAGAACTTGAAGGCATGAAAGGATTTAGCGGCGGCGAAAGCGGTAATGATTTTGAGAATTTGCTAACTTCTTTCGGTATTCAAGAGAGCGGCGGCAATTATAACGCCAAGAATGGCCGTACAGGCGCAAGCGGCAAGTATCAGATTTTGCCTAGTAACTGGCCTAGCTGGAGCCAAGAAGCGGGCTTGCCAGCAGGCGCAGCAATGACACCGGAAAATCAAGAGATTGTAGCACGATTTAAGTTAAAACAATACTATGATAAATACGGTGCAGCAGGTGCGGCGGTAGCATGGTATAGTGGAGAAACTAATGCGCAACGCTGGGTAAGTGGTAAAACAACGGACGTATGGGGAAACACTTGGGATACGCCGCAGCATGGGAACGAGCCTAGCATTAAGGAATACGCTACCAGCGTTGTAAAGAGAATGGGTACGGTGCATAGCACTAGGCCTATGAGCCAGGAAGAGCAAGACCGCATTATAAAGCAATACCGCACTATCAAGGCAGACCATGACAGAATAGAGACCTACAAGAAAAACAAACTTTTTGAAGGAATAAAGAGTGATTTGTTTAGTATGTTTAATAACGGCACAAGCTATAGTGACGCTATGAGCTGGGCTGTCAAGCAGGCAGGCAGCGACGCCGACAAGTATGTAACTTATCGCAATGCTGTTAATGCTATATACGGGCCGCAAGGCAGAAGCGGCAGTGGCGGCAGCGGCGGACGTGAAGGCATTGCCAAACTTGGCAGTGACGGCAAAGAGGCGGTAATCTCTATGCTGGAAGCAGGCAAATTTAAATCTAAGGCAGAGTTTTTAGCTTTTGCAAGAAGCCACGGAGCATCTAATTCTGAAATGAACTCATTGGATAAGTCTTATGACAACTGGTTGAATGGTGCAGGTGAATATGCTTATGATTGGGACGGCCTTTGCAGAAACGCAATGGGCGGTAAGTCAGACCCAAAAATTAAATCCGGCGTAAAAATATACGGCAAGCAATTTGTGAGAATGTATCGTGCGCAGCACAACGGTATGAATCCCGACGAATCTGTTTTATTGGATGAGATGAAAAAATCTATTACAAGCAAAACATTCGGTACTTATGTAACAAAGCCGGGTTTCTTATGGGATAGCACAAAGACTTTTAGCGGCAGTGATGCGCTGCTGGCAAAAGCAGGTATCGCAAAAGCAGAGAAAATTGGTGACGATTGGTATCACGTTACATATTTCGATGGCAGTGACGGCAACGTCAATGGCGGCTATCTTGATGAGGTTATGAATGGAGATTATTAAATGAGCTGGGAAGATAACGAAAGAGAATTTCAAAGACTGCAACAGGAAAAACAGGATTGGTATAACGGCGGTTACGCAACCGGAGCAGACAGTAATTTAACACCTGCTGAAACTCTAGGTTATTATGACCTGCAAAAAATGAGCGACGATGAGTATAACAAATTTTCGCAAGCCGTAAAGAGCAATAATTCGCCAACGATTGATACTGCTAGTATCATCAGCGACGATAAGCCGGGCATAGGCACTGCCGTAATCAACGGCCTTAAAGGTTCGGTACGCGGCTTATTTGGTGCGGCTAAAGCTGCCGTTGACGCTAATATTGAAGCTCATAAGGGCGACAAGAATGTTGTTAAAGAGTATGACCAATCCGAAAACATCAGCAAAGCTTTAGGCTATGTTACCGACGAGATTTTAAAGCGCGAAGAAGTTAAGGCTGATACGGCGGCTGGGCAACTTGGTTACGATTTGGCCGAAAACGGTATTCAACTTTTAGTGCAACTTGCACTGACTAAAGGCGCAGGCGCTGCCGGTGCAGGAATGAAAACTGTACACGCTATCAGTATGCTTTACAATGGTGCAAACATCAGCGGTGAACAATATCTGCGACTGCGCAAAGAAGGCGTAAACGCAAGCAGAGCGGCAGAAGCAGGCTTGATGAACGCTGTGCCGCAGGCGGTATTGGAAGAACTGCCGCTTGGCAGACTGCTAAAGAAGATGCCAGCCGGTAGCGGTCTGAAAGCTAAGATTTGGGAAGTCACTAAACGCGGCCTTGAAGAAGGCGTTACCGAAGCATTGCAGGAATTCCCGGAACAGGCGACGGACTTATGGGCAAAGAACCCAGGTGCAAGTACTGCAAAACTTGCGGAAATGTGGGGTGAGAACTGGCAGCAGAATTTGAAGGAAGCAGGCTATAGCGGCCTTATCGGCGGTATCCTTGGCGGTACAGTCAGTGGCGTAAGCGTTGCCGTTGACAGTGCCGTTGAGCACGTAGCCTTGAAAGCGAACGAAGAACGCAAGGCAAAGTTAGTAGCAGACGCTGAACGAATCAAAGAAACAGGCATTAACCCCGAATACGCAGGAGCAAGCATTGACGCTATTAATGCTAACGTAGAGGATAATACTGTTACTGTATCAGCGCAGGATTTAGAAGGCTACAAGCAGACTAGCAACAATAATAAACTTTTTGAGGAATTGGGAATTACCGAAGAAGAAGTTGCAACGGCTGCGGAGCTGGGGCAGGATATAGATATTAGCCGTGGCAAGTTTACGGCGGCTATGGCTAAGGACAATGCACTGTTTGAGGCTACAAAAGACAATATGTATTTTGACAGCAACGGCGAATTGTCGGACGGCGGCGCAAAGACACGTAAGGAATTGCGAGAAGGCTATAACTTAACCAGGCAAGCAAGTACGGAGCTTGACGCAGAACTTGACGCTATTGTTGACAGCGCTACTAAAGCCGGTATGAATAAATCTCATGCTGGCAATTTGCGCTTAGTGCTGGAGAGCCGCGCACTTATTGCAGACCCCGAAAATCCTGCTGCATGGCTGCAAAAGAATAAGCTGCGCTTTGAAGATGGCGGCAAAGCTAAACAAAAGAATGGCTGGTTTAGCAAGGGAGGAGTGCTTAAAAAAGAGCAATTCTATACTACTAATATTACCGGAAATGAGATGGGACACTATTCAGATTTGAAGAGCTTGCAGAAAAAGGCTTTTGCATGGTATAGGGACAACTTGCAAGGCACGAGCGTTCATAATGGTGTATTGGGTGATATTAGAATAGATAAAGGGTATCAAGAAAATAATATTAAATTTGGCGCAAGTGGCAGAAAGAAAATGGAACACACTTCCGCTAAAAAAGAAAAACTTTTTGCATTGCGCTATTTACGTGAAATTATGGAGAATGGTAATTTCGTTACAGAATCTGCGCCGCAAAAAGAAAAACATTCAGACGAGAATTTTTATTATATTCATTCTGCACTGAATGTTAATGGTGAAAAACGTTATGTAGTTGTTACAGTAAGAGAACATAATGATAAATCATTATCATATTATAATCATAATGTTTTTAACGAAAGTGAGTATAAAAAAATAGAGGACGCGTTCAAGCCCTCGGGTTCCGAGCAATTCAAGGCTCAGCCCAGTATCTCAAACAAAACGTCCTCTTTTGCTGATAGTGTATCACAAAAAGCAGATAATTACAAGCAACAAAAAATTGTCAATGGTACACTGAAAGATAAAGGCATGATTTCCCCAATGGATGATGGTACTTATGTTATCACGCTTTTTAAAGGTGCAGACGCAAGCACAGTTATCCATGAAACAGGACACTACTTTGCAGAAACTATGATTAACGAAGCACTTGCAGACCCCAGCAATGCAAGACTAAATGCTGATGCAAAAAAACTCATGGAGTATGCAGGCATTGATGCTGAAACATGGGCAAGCGGTGACGTTGAAGCAAAGAGAGCCGGGCATGAAAAACTGGCAGAAGCATTTGAAACCTACATCATGGAAGGCAAAGCGCCTAGTGTTGGCTTGCGCGGAGTGTTCCAGAGATTCGCTAATTGGTTATCAGCTATTTATAGCAAGATAGCAAGAAGCGACAATGCGGCAGAGCTGACACCGGAAGTGCGGCAAGTGTTTGACAGGATGCTGGCTTGCCGTGAAGAGATTGAAGTTATGTCGCGCATGGAAGGTATGTTTGGTGGCTTGCCGGAGAATATAACATCCAAGTTATCAGACCAAAATAAAAAAGCCTTGCAAGATAAAATCTTGAAGGCTAAAGACAAGGCCGTGGATATTCTGACAAGACGTGCAATGGCTGATTTCAGCGCAAAACGCAGAGCTGAAAAGGCTGCTTTCATCGAAGAAATACGGCCGCAGATTGAGCAGGCAGTAGCGCAAGAACTTGTCAATCGTGCAAGAGTGCAAGTCGGGCAGGAATTCGGGAAAGAATCAAAACTTGCTAATCCTGCGATTATTGCAAGAAAATACAGACACGTTTTGGGAAGCGTACTGCCAAACTATAATGATATGCTGAACGATACCAACGCCAGCATTGACGATATACTTAATCCGATAGTTGAGTATCTTCAAACGGAAGTCGACACATACGGCACACTTTCTAAAGAGCGTGTTGCAAACGCCGAAGATATGTTGATTGCTATGTTCAGCAAGTCAAGACAGAAAACTGTTACCAATCCTACATTCGTTGTTGATGAACACGGCATGGCTCATGCTAACTTCAAGCAAAAAATCAACGAATGGGAAACAATCGAAGCTAATCCGCGTAGACTTGCAAGAAAATACATTTATGGCAATGAGCGCATAAACTATAACGAATTATTAAAAGACACAAACAGAGCTATTGATGATATTTTAAATCCTATTGCTGACAGAATAGAAAGCGAGCTTGCGGAATATCAAGATACAGTCAAGAGTGAGCGTGCGTTTTTCATCAATGGTAAGTGGGGCTACTTTGCCGCAACCAATAGAACAGAAGGCAAGTATGCAAATGACTTTGCAGGCATACCGGACCAAAGCGCAGTCTTGGTTGACTTTGGTGAGATAGGCAAGGACGGAAAACGTCATTGGACTAAGCGAGCTTTAGAGCAAGCGGATATTGAAGGCCTTGTATTCCATGAAGCAGGTGACAGTATTCGTAATGTCAACTGGGTATCAAGATACGTTCATGACTACGGTGGCAGCGTAAGCGACTTGACCAGTAAAAAAGGACGCAGAAGAATTGCCAAAAAGATTGCAAGGGGCGAAGATATAGCGGATTACTACGATTTACGTAGTACCGGCTTAGACTATAGCGACGCTGAAATTAAGGCAGACTTTAAGCATATTGTCGATGAGCTGGACAGACTGCAAACCTTGAAGCATAGACTTGAAACAGACCCCGAAGGTGTCGACCTGGTAAAAGAAAGCAAGCGCAACCAATTATCGCAGGAGCAAAAAGAACTCTTTGACCAGATAGCAGAGGAAAACGGCTATGCCAGCGGCTATGAAATGGCAAGAGAGATTGTCGAAGGTTATACCGTCAATGAGAATGAGGGTAGCGACGTGCAGGATAACTGGGCGAGAAACTACATTCGCAACGGCGGTGACAGAGCAAAGCTCAAAAGCGAAGAAGGCTTGAAAGAGATTGCCGAAACGTTGGTAGAGGGTGAACAACTTACGGAGCTTAACGAGCTTAAAGCCTTGAAGCATGAGCTTGAAACTAATCCGGATAAAGTCGACCTTGTGGAGATGAGCAAAAAGCGTGCCTTGTCTAACGAGCAGAGAGAACTGTTTGACTGGATGGCTGACAGTTTGGGCTATGACAGTGGCGATGCTATGGCGCAGGATATTTTGACTTCACCGAGCGAAAGAGCTATGGTACGTCAAGAGATTGACAAGGCTGTGAACCGCAGATTCCCCGACTTCATGCAGGAGCGTGAACAGGCAAGAGAGGCGGCAAGGGAAGCACTCTACAATGACGAAAGCGGCGAAGTGGTTGCACTTGAACAACAGCTTATTGATGAGGCACTCAACGAAATAAGCGACAAGGATATTAAGCAAAAAGAGCGTGAGAATATTGCTAAAGTGCGGAAGCAGAACGCAGACAATTTTGCTAAACGCTATATTCAGACTTTGCCAGCAGGCGAAGTTATGAAGCCGAGAAGATTTGCTATGGCAGAACGCAGAGCGGCGGCTAATGCAAACAAGGCTGCGAAAGCTGGCCTTTTGGAAGAAGCGGCTATGTATAAGCAACAGCAGATGATTAATCACGCTTTGTATCGTGAAGCAGTCAAGGCCAAACATCAGATTGAAAGCGCAAGAAAGTACGTCAGAAAGCAGATGCACAGCAAGAAAGAAGTGTGGGGAACAGAGCAGCACTTCTTCCAAATGTGCGCATTGCTGGAGCGTATGGGCTATCACCGCAAGGACTTTAACACCAACGGCAGAGAAGTGCAGCCGCTTAGCGATTACATTGCAGAGATGCAGGCAAAGTACGGTGACGAAATTATTTCTATGCCGGAGTTTGTTCTGAACCCGAATAATGATTTGACCAATGCGCCGCAGCTTAGCCTTGCGAACTATATGGACGTTATCGACGCACTGAAAAACATTCGTGCTATTGCAAAGCAAGATACGAAGATGAATAAGATTGCTGCCGATGAAGCATTTGAAAAGGTTAAGGCTGATACGATAGCGCACCTGCAAGAATTGCCGGTAGAGTACGAGGCGGAGATTGGCAGCGACAGTAAAAAGAGCCTGCGTAAGCGAATTATTGACTGGCCTAAAAATATCATAGCTACACTGCGTAACGCTGATAACTTCTTCTTGATGATGGATAATTGGACGGAAGGTTATTTTACTAGGGAGTTTTACAACAAAATCAACCATTGCGCAGATATGGAAAGCACGATGCTTGAAGGTTATCAGAACGAGCTTACAGATGCTTTGCAGAAATGGGAGCCAGACAAAGAAACCGGCATTGCGCACGATAAAAGAATTTACTACGAAGAACTTGGCGGCAGCGCAGATAAGCATGCTTTGATTGCTATGCTTTGCAACCTGGGCAGTGATAGTAATGCTGCAAGACTTTGTTCACAAAAACCGGTAGGCGTAAAGAATTCTGATATATGGGTGGAAGAATCGGAGCTTATAGGCAGAGAAGAAGCAATGCTGCAAACCAAACAAAACCTTATAGAGTTTTTGTGTAAGCATCTGACTAAAGAAGATATTGCCTATGCGCAGGCACGTATCAATGCAGCAAGTAAATTCTGGCCTATGCTGGCAGAAGTCAATCGCAAGACAAAAGGCTTTGAGCCGCCGAAGATTGAAGCGTCACCGCTGGTGCTGAAGCTTGCAAGCGGCGAAAGCGTAGTATTTGACGGTGGCTACTTCCCGTTGGAACGTGATACACGCACCGGCAGTATGCCCGGAAAATTTGACAGAATCGACAGCACCGAAGAAGGCAACAGACCGCCACAACGGACTTTGACTACTAATACCGGGTCCAGTAAGTCACGTACTGGCGGCAAATATCCCGTAGCCTTATCGCGTGGCAGTGAGGTTACGGCGGTAAAAAGCACTATTCACGATATTTGTTATCGTGAAACAATGCTTGATTTCAGAAAGATACTGAACGATGAGGATATTTACCGCAACATGGTTGAGCGTTTAGGCGATACAAACGTAAGACTTTTGAGAGAGTTTTTGCAGGCTTGCGCTAACCCATATGGCAATAAGACAGCATATATGGCTGAGAATCTGTTTACGAAAGCTGCCAACGCTTTACGTAATATTGCAACAAATACCGCTATTATGCTTAACTTCAAAACGGCAATGCAGAACTTTTCTAACATCCTGCTATACGGAAATAGCGTAGAAGGCTTTACTTATGCTGATGCTTTCAGAGCCTTGTACCGTGGCTTTACAGGTGAAGGCAGGGCAGAAGTAGATGCGATTTGCGCAAAAAGCGTGTTTATGCGTGAACGCATGGAAGTACCAGACGTTACATTGAGAGATATTCAGAATCGTTCCGACCTTAACTCAATTGAGAAAAAGACGCTGAAATATGGTGCAATGCTGTTAGGCTACACTGATATGATGACTGCAAAGCCGGTATTTGCAGAAGCATACATGAAGAAAATCAATGAAGGCAAGACGGAGCAGGAAGCACTAGACTTTGCGAACGCTGTTATTCGTCGCACGTTAGGCAGTAGCCGTATTCATGATGTGTCAAGCCTGCAACGTGGCAGTGGCCTATTCAGACTGTTTACGATGTTCCAGGGATTCTTCAATACGCAGTTTAACCAATGGGACAGAGAAGCTCATATTGCTAAAAGGTTATGGAATAGCGGTGAAAAAAAAGAAATGGCTGAACGGCTGATTGCTTTCGTTGCTGCTAAATGGTTAGGCGTATGCTTGTTGAACGTGGCTATCGGAGAGCTTTCTTTGACCGCTCCTTTTGAGAAAGATAAAAAAGACGATTGGAATAATCTTGCAAAAGAGCTTATCAACTACCCGTTGTCTATGGGCGGCCCCGTAGGGCAGGCAGCGAATGTTGGCGTACAGAACTTGCTAGGCATGAGAAACTACGGCTATAGACTGACTGCGGCGCAAGGCTTGATTGACAGAGGCTTTACTGTTGCAAGACGTATAAACGATGTTGTGGAAGGTAAGAAAGAGCCTAGCGAATTGGCAGAGCAGGTGGCATATGTCGGCGGCGCATGGCTTGGTATTCCTAGCGGCATCTTCAATATCATATTCAACGGTATAGATATTGCTGCTGGTGATATGGTTTTTGAACTGCAAGATATTTACAAGCGCAGACCAAAAAGCGAACGTAAAAAAGATTGACAAAAATTTCACAAAGTAGCATAGATATGAATCTCCAAAAATAGGTATATAATTAGTTAAAGTGAATTTATTAAGCGTAGATATAAAAATATATCTACGCTTTTCTTTTGGCAAAAACAATAAAAGGAGGGGAGCTATTATGATTGCTCATGTCGATAACAGAATCACATATAACGGCAATGGGAATGCAACAGAGTTTGCGTATCAGTTTAAAATTTTAGACCGGACGGACATAAAAGTTTTATTGACTGACGCAGACGGCAAAGAAAAGCTGCTGACTAAAGATTATTACGTTGATGTTGAAAAGAATGTTGTACGTTATCCAGGTTATGCAGTCGGCGCAGAAGTGCCGGAGAGTGAACGGCCGCCGGTGTTGCCGACAGGTTGGAAACTGACGATTTATAGGGAAGTGCCGGTAACGCAGGAAACGGATTTGCCAGACCAATATCCTTTTAACCAGGTTGAAGATATTGGCGATAAACTGACGATGATTGCGCAACAGCTTACCGACGTTACCGGTAGAAGTTTGAAAATCGGTGTAAGTACAAGCGCTGATATTGATACTACAATTCCGTGGGAGAACGGCAAAAGCTTTAGAATTAGTGACGATGGAAAAACTCTTGAATTGTCGGAAGACCCGGCAAAGGTTTTGCCATTGGCGCAAGGTGTTTACGCGCAGACTCAAGCACAAGCACAGAGTGCCGCTGCAAGCGCAACTGCGGCAGCAAAGAGTGAAGATAGTGCATTCGAATCAGCAGGCGTAGCAGGTAACAGCGCACAGTACGCGAGCTTATCTGCTGCAAGCGCTGCTGAAAATGCGGAGCTGACGAGTGGTTATAAGCAGGAGGCATTAACCGCCAAGGCTGACGCTACGGCATCTGCAACCAACGCAAAGGCAAGCGAAGCCAATGCCAAAATTAGCGAAAACAACGCAGAAGCCAGCAAGGAAGCGGCACAGTCTGCTGCAAACAGCGCAAGTAACTTTGCAACTGATGCAAGAAGTAGTGCTAATGAAGCCAAGAGTTACCGAGATGCTGCTAGTACCTATGCAACTAATGCTAAGAATTATAGTGAGAATGTTAACGTGTTTGTCCCTAGTGTGTCTGCAGAGGGTGTCTTAAGTTGGTCAAACAAAGCAGGTCTTACTAACCCTCCCTCTGTGAACATTAAGGGTAAAGATGGTGCTGATGGTGGTGTGACTGTTGATGCTGCACTGTCTGAAAGTAGCACTAATCCTGTGCAGAACAAAGTTATTAACGAAGCACTTAATAACAGAGCGGTACTTGACGATACCAATACTTTTACTTCCCCCAATAGGTTTGATGATATTTATATGCAGAATGGTATTAACAGCCTTAAGTGGTATGATGGTTCACCTAATTTTGTTGTTGGGTATATCAATTCCAAAACCTACACAGGCAATGCTACAACTGCTACTAAAGCTACACAAGACGGTGCAGGTAATGTCATTACTGAAACTTATGCTAAGAAGGCTGATGTTAGTGGTGTTGTTAAGAGTGTGAATGGTGTGCAACCCGATACTAATGGTAACGTCAATATTACTGTTAGCGGTGGTGGCTCAAACGTCACTGTTGATACTACGTTGTCTGCTACATCTACAAATCCTATTGCTAACAAAACTGTTTACTCTGCTTTAGAGGGTAAGTTAGGTAAAACAGAAACAGCCTATGCTGCTACTAAAGCAACACAAGACGGTGCAGGTAATGTCATTACTGAAACCTACACGAAAAAAGCAGATTTTGATAAGACTATTGGTCAATTACAGGTAGCTTTCCAAGAAAAGGTTGATAGAAGTGACTTATCTGATGTTGCGACTAGCGGGCAATACAGTGATTTGAGGGGTAAACCGGAATACGTTGTGCAGTCTGTAAACAATGTAAGACCTGATGAAAACGGCAATGTTAGTATTAGCGTTAGCGGAGGTGGTGGGGTAAGCACGTCGGAATCTAATACGTGGACGGCACAGCAGAATTTCCGTGACCTTATGCTTAACCGAGAGAAGTATACTACTTATGTTGTCAATGGTACATCCGATACGCCTATAACCTCTACAATGGTTTATGCTGTAACAGGTGCATTTACACTTAACCTTGCTACTTTGGCTGGGGCATTAAGTGCTAGTCAATCATCCGTATTTACTGCATATTTTGCTGCAAATGCAGACTACAGTTTGACTATAAGTAATGCAGGGAAATTAAAATACACTGGCAGTGCATCTGATGTTGCTATAACTACATCCGGATTGCTCCTTAACATTTGGATGAGCAAAGATGGCGGTGGTACGTTGACTAGCATTGTGCAAGCGACAAAGTTATCGTGAGGTGCTTAAATGGGATTGAATAGATTAATGATGGGTAAAAAACCTTCATCTAGTGGCGGTGGCACTACAGGGGATAATACATTTACTGTGACGATAGGGCAGCAAGGTTATCAATATGGTTTTTCTCGCTACAATGCTACGCTTGGTGAAGTCGAAGGTAATGTGCAACACGATGGAAAAGCTGTAACGTTAGTAATGCTTTGCTATTATAGTGGTTGGTTTGACTTTGCGTTTGATGTCGAGGGTGTCACTGGGGGTAAATACAATGTCACTGTTAAAGTAACGTCAACGGAAACAAATGAAAATGTACGCATTAATTTTTCAAGTATTCAGTATCAGAGCTATGTTCCCGGCTTTTATGAATATACAAATAAGTTACCTTCCGCAGTTGCTACTATGTTTAATGGTAAAAATGTGGGTAAAAAGTACAGAGTCGAGATAATCTTTAACTAAGGCGGTGATTTGATGAAAACATATATATATATGGAAGAAAGCTATTCCAATATTTATGATTTAGCGGAAGCATTAGCCAAGAAGGGCGTGTTTATCCCACTGTCCTTGGCTGATGCTGAATTGAAAGAGCTGGGAGTAAGTGTAGCGGAAGCCGAAGAACCGATTGAAAGCGTAAAACAACGCAAAATCTTGGAGTTAAAGCGTCAGCGTGATACGGCAGAGGTTGAACCAATCGAATACAATGGTAATCTCTATGACTACGATGAGAAAGCAAGAGATAGAATCAACGCTGCTATTATTGCGTTGGAACTGCAAGGCGAAGGAGCTACAATAGAGTGGACTACGGCAGATAATGCTGATAATGCTGTTACTGCTACTGATTTAAAAATGATTATTGCTGCCGTTGCCGTACGCTCAAACAAACTGCACACGGCATATCGTGTAGCGAAAGAAAAAGTTGAGGCAGCAGCTACGGCGGCAGAAATAGAAACTGTGACAATGGAAGTATAACAAATAGAGGTGTAACAACATGATAGAACAGTCTTTAGATACGGCGTTAAACTCTGCGATTAACGTTATATCTGGCGGCGTAATAACGCTGCTTATCACTATGTACAGGCAGAAGAAAAGAGAAAATGACGCTCTAAAGGCTGGCCTTCAAGCGCTTCTGCGTGACAGAATTATCCAGGCATACAATCACTATGTATGCGATAAAGGGTGGATACCGATTTACGCCAAAGAAAGCATAGACGCTTGCTATAAAAGCTATGAGGCGTTAGGCGATAATGGCGTGATTGACAATTTGATGCAGCAGCTTAACGAGCTGCAGAACTACCCGCCGAAAGATAAAAAATGAGAGGTGCAGATAATGCGTAAGTTTTTGAACATGATAAAAAAAGACGATAACGCCTACAGCGTGGGGCGTGTATGCGCTATTGTGAGCTTTATTGTTTGGTGCGGTGTGTCGATTTGGTTAGCAGCATTTGCCAGAACCTGGGGCAACTATGAGGCATTTACGCTTGGTATGGTTGCACTGCTGCTTGTACAGCTTGGCAACAAGGCAATTGAAACAAGGATGTTCAAAGTAAAGAACGATGAGCAAATTTAAAAGTATACTTACGAAAATTCGCCAAAAATCGTAAGTATACTTAAAGAACTGAACAAAACAACTGAAATCTAAAAAATCGCAAGCGAACAACTGAAATAAGTGCAAATTGCACCTTTTTACACTGCTCGCTAATCAAAAATCAAAAATGAAACGAGGTTGGTAATAATGAGTGATTGGAACAAAAGCCTTGCAAAAGAAATTGCAAAAGGATTGATTAACACAGGCATTGAGGGCGGATATGATAGCGTTGCCAAAAGTACTGCTTACGCATACCCCTCTATAGGTGTGAGCCAATGGGAGGGCAACAGGGCAAATGACCTTTTGAAAGCTATCCCCGGCGGTGCAGAGTTTGCGGACCGCACCTATATTGATATTAAGGCAAGCGGTGAGCTGCCGATGTTAAAAGAGCTTTTGAGAAGCGAAGCAGGACAGCAGGCGCAGTTAGAACAGTTGTCACGTGACTGCCTGCAATATGTCGAGGTGCTTCAACAGGTGCCAACGTTGGATGATACACGCTGCCTTATTTATGCTGGCATGTGGTGTCCGACTAGCACTTATGTTGTAAAGCGTTTCCTGGAGAATCGTTTTGAGCGCGTCAACCTGCGTAGTCTGGAGGCGCTTTACAAGCTGTTTAAGAATTACTATTGGATTGCTGCCGATGTTGGTGAGATGTATAGAGCAGGTTACGCCAATAGAGCGGAAGCTACGTATCAGTATGTTGCTGGCATTGACTTAACAACACCGTATGGCGTACCTGCGTATGGCTTTGCTGGTAATGGAAGATAAGGAGGTGAAATCATGGAAGAATTAAAAGCTTTTGTTGCTGACAAGAAATTTTTAGTAGGCCTTGTTTTAGGCTTTACTCTCGGTGCGTTGCATCATTACTTTGCTCTCTAATCTGAATATCTAACTACAAGAAGGCGCAAATTGCACAAAAATACTTCGCCTATGAGTGCTTTGAAATTAGCACCGCTTACGATTTATCCCGCGGCGAGCTAAAGCCGCTTGTAGGCGAAGTTTGTGCGTCTGACGCGATTTATAATGTTTTGCAAATATAGGTATTTATATGAGGTAATAATGAAAGATGAAACAAGACGTAAGATTGATAAAGCTGTTAAGATTAGTCTTATTGTTGCTGGTCTTTTGCTTATCTGTAATGACGTGTACTGGCGTTGGCACGGCGGAAGCGGCACCCAAGCAAATAACGCTGTCAATCGAACAGTGGAATCAATTCAAAAATCAAACAAATCTGCTGGAAGCGAAATTGAATCTAGTAGACGAGAAATTGAAACAGCAGAAAAACACGTCAACAGAACTGCTGGCGCAATTAAGCGAAGCGAAGAAGCAGCTCACTCTAACGCAAGAAGCGCTGACGAACTCCAAACGTTCATTAGCGAGTGCAAAGGAATCGTTGAAGCGCAGCGAGGAATTATACGAGACGTTGATAGAGCAAATGGAATACGACCGAAAGCGGGCGAACAGAATTAAAAATCAGCGGAATATTTATGCAGGTACTGCGTTATTCTTCTTGCTTTATGCAGCTGCAAAATAAAATTATTGGATGGTGTTACGATGGATGAAAAGGAACAATTACCGGCAGGCATTATTACAATGTTATTAAAAGGTTATGTAGAAACTATTGCTTTCCAAAGAAAGATAATCTGTGCCGCTTTGTTTGGATGGGCGGCAACAGCTATAGCTTTTATTTATTTAGGTAGGTGACAAGAAATGAACATACTGCTGAAGAACACGCGGGATTGGTTACAAGCTTCAACGCGCCGTTCTTTCAGCGCGGTATTAGAAGAAGCAAAGATAACACCACGGCAGGTAGAAATTTGCGAACTGAAATTTGTAAAAGGTATGACTAATTATCAAATTGCAGCGGAGCTGAATGTATCTGTTAAAACGGTAGATAAGGAATTGAATACTGCGTACAAGCAAATAACAAATGTATTATCATTCCTTTAAATGCAGGAGCCGCCTTTTAGGGCGGTTCTTTTTTTGTGGGGAATTTGTAGGGATTGTTTTGCTAAAAATCAGTTAAACTATAAGTGAGGTGATAAGTATGTACGGACAATATAACCCTTATATGGGCGCAACACCGCAGATGCAGCAACGGCTGAATTATTTGCAGCAACAACAGCAGCAGATGTACCAACCAACCATGCAGCAGCCTATGCCTATGGCATTAAAAGGCAGAATTGTTACCGGCATGGATGAAGCAAAGGCAGCTCAAATTGACCTGGACGGAACGAGCACCTTCTTCCCGTGTCCTGCGGAAGGTAAGATTTATGAAAAACTTATAGGCTTGGACGGCTTACCAATTTTCAGAGTATACCAAATTAACAATTCGCAGAAGCAGCCTGCATATGCTGAACAAAATATTGTAGATAGATTAGTAGAACGTGTGGACAGATTGGAAAAGCAGATTGGAGGAATGAACCATGAACCCGATGCAGATAATGGCAATGTTACAGAACAGCGGTAATCCTATGATGATGCTTACACAATTAGCACAGCAGAATCCTATGATGAGCCGTGCTATGCAAATGGGACAAGGAAAGAATGAAATGCAGTTAAAAGAAACTGTACGTAACCTTGCAAGGCAACGCGGCATGAGTGACGAACAGTTTACTCAGTTTTTAAGTCAATTCGGTTTAAAGCTCTAATAGCGCGCAATGAGCTTTACATATAATTCCTGGAGGTGAAATTTTATCATGGAAGGTGCAAACATTGTTCCGGTAATGGACATGAATCGAAACAACAATTACGGTGACTGCTGGGGCGGCGGTATGTGGTTTATGTGGATTATTGTCCTGTTTGCTCTTATGGGCGGCTGGGGCGGTAATTGGAACAACCGCGGCAATATGGGTGCAGAAATTTTCGCTAATGGCAGTATGACGCGCGACCAAATCGCAGACCAATTTTCTATGCAGGATATTAAAGAAGGTATTCGTGGCGTTCAGAACGGCTTGTGTGATGGCTTCTACGCTCAGAACAGCACTATGCTGAATGGTTTTAACGGTGTGCAACGTGACATTATGCAGACCGGTTATCAGTTAGGCAGTCAGCTTTCCGAAAATCGTTTTGCTCAACAGCAATGCTGCTGCGAGACGAATCGAAATATTGACGCAGTGCGCTATGAGAACGCGCGTAATACCTGCGATATTGTCAACGCGGTAAAAGAGGACGGCGAAAAGACCAGGGCAGTTCTGATTGCCAACCAAATTCAAGACCTGCGCGACAAGCTGGCAGACCGTGACCGCGACTTACAGACCGCTAACTTCCAATTAAGTCAGCAGGCACAGAGCGCAACCCTTATCGGCACACTTAGACCTTATCCGCAACCTGCCTATATTACGAATAGCCCATATCAGAGCATTGCTGCTAACGTAGCCGGTGCTTGTGGCTGTACTTATAACGCAGGCTAAAACAATAAGTTATGTGCATTAACTGCACTGCTAGGGACGGTGCAAGCCGTCCCTATTGCTTTAATTAAAGAGGTGAAAATAAATGATTTGCAATCAGAAATCCGCATTAACAACAGTAGCAACAGCGGCGCAGACTGTAACAGCGAACGGCTTTGTTGACTTCCCGACTAACAATCTTCTGACCGGTGTGTCTATTAAGCATCCGGCAGGAAGCACAAGCGTTAACCTTATCCAGGGACTTTACCTTGTTACTTTGAACGCTGATATTACCCCGACTGCGGCAGGCGATATAGGTTTGAATCTTCTTCGTAATGGTGTAGCAGTACCGGGAGCAGAAGCAACAGTAACCGGTGCTACAGGTGATACTTATAATATCTCCTTTGCTACATTACTTAGAGTATTGCCTAGTTGCTGTGTGATTGATAATAATGTAGCATTGCAGGTGCAGGCTACGGCGGCAGGTACTATCAGCAATGCTTCCTTGAGCGTTGTAAAAATGGCGTAAGGGGGCGACGTTATGCACAAACTAAAGAAATATTGGGAGAAGGTAAGCGCCGACCCAGTAAAGATAGAAGAGATGGAAGAAATAGTTTGTGAAGCGTTAGAAGAAGTGCGTGGCCGTTGCCCTCGGTTATTTTGGGATACTGCATATAAACTGCATTGTGTAGCTTATGGCCCGCATTTTGACGAGCATCTAGCAAAGAAAGCTGTTGCCGGGATGAAGAATGTTGACGGCACGTGTGGTGAGCATTGGACATATGAGCAGACAAGTCAGCTCGCAGACCAGCAAGGCATAACACAAAAAGCTGATTGGTACTATGTCATGAATATGCTCTACTCCGACTACTCCGAGATTTACGGCAGCGACATCAATATGTATATCCGTGTAGCAAAAGCCTATATGCGCGACCCCGACGCACCGGAAGGCAAGGTGTTTGACTTGTGGCTGGCGCAGATGGAAGCCTAACTGTAAACCTTAAAGCGATATGAGCACATATAAAGTACATATCGTATGTAACAGGTATGTAACAAATAGCGTAAAGAATGGCTTAAAATAAGGGCGCTCAATTTACCAAACGTTAATAGAGAAGGCTATCTCAATCAATCACAAATCGCAAGAAAAGCTCGTAACCATGCAGGTTGCGGGCTTTTTCTTTACCTCCGTTATTTTCAAAAAGTGTCCACAGCTCA